ATCAAATTAGGACCTGCTGGCTCCTCACCTATTTTTCCATCTATACCATACCCACAGGTTCCTTCTAGTAATTCTTTTAATTTAATCATCTTGGTCTCTCTTCAATTTGTAATGATGATAATCTACTTCTATGTGCCGTAGCCTTGATAGAGTGATTGAAAGTTGGATGACCACCGATTAATTGTGGTTCAGTAACACCATTGATTTCCCAATAGTAATCATTCCAATCACATATATCACCAGCCTCTGGCATAAAATTCAAACTACCACTAGCCAAATTATTCCTCTGAAACATCAAATCTATCGTAGAATTGTTATCAGGTCCTACATCATTGAATTGTTCGACCTCTGGCGCATTGTATCTTATTAAACAATTCACTCTAAATCCAACATTAAAATATTTTGTTGTACTCTCACCATAGATATTATCTTTTGTATGAGAGGTATTCACTTTATAAATATCAACAACTTGACCAACCATCTCATCTATTAATTCCTCATTCATGGAATCAATGAGATTTATTTCATTCTGTGATATGAAAAATGGTCTTGTAGCAGACATTTGACTATCCTATAAAAATTGGTAATGGAGCTTTTGCTAAAACCTCTTGTTGAGCATTTGCTTCCTCAGCTTCAGCCTTTAACTTCTCGGTTAAACTTACTGATTCCAAAAATTCTTTTAACTCTTCTAACAACTGTGTCTTTTCTTCCCTACCCTCTGTCTTTAATCCCTCTCCATCAAGAGTCACCTCACCATCGGGTATGGGCATAGAACTATATTTACTTCGTATAATACCCAATAATTCTTTTGCCAAAGCAGCGGTATACTTTCTTATCCATTGTCGACCAGGTGCATTTATAGAATTATAGGTTATAAATTGATAAGGCACATTTGACGGATCTGATACACCACCTTGCAATCCAGCATTTTCATTATTGGTATTTCTAACATCATCCTTTACATAGTATTCAAAATAAATCTTTGAGCCAGTATCACCATCCAAAGGTCTTGGAAAAATTCTTAAATTATTATTGTGTAGTTCAAAACTGTAAGCACTCTTTCTAACCAAGTCGGATGTCTCTATGGCATTTGCTCTAGCCAAATCATACGAGATTGGTTTCAGTATGAATGATATTGCTGGTGATACATTACCAAAACCAAAAGCATCCAACAATTGTCTTTGGTCAAAAGTACCAGCATAAGGATCGTAAAATCTTGTTATTGAAGATGGCATATGATTGAATACCCTTTGAACCTCAATTCTTCTATTACTCTCACTAACACTTGCCCATATGTCTTGTAAATCATAATCTTGTTTTGAGCCAGTCAATACGATGTGTCCTTTTTTCAAATCGTAGTTTTCATTTAATCCAGCAACCTGTCCATATTTATCTGATAATGCTATTGAAGCTCCAACCGATGGTGTAACAGGATTAGATGAGCCTGTACTTAATGAGCCTGATATCCTATTCTTCTCACCGTATTGTTCCCACATCCAATTCTTGATGTTATAGTTGTTGATGTGTTGTGAATACTCACTAATGGATTCTTCAAAACAAGCATATATAGAACCACTTGGTATTTCTAATTGTAATACTGGATATCCTAATCTTTTTGCTACCCACTTGGTTACTGAAACGATATCGGTTTGAAAGGTTGAATCTGAATCATATGTACCATATGGAGTCTCACCAGAGTTAAATGATTCAGGATCTTGATAAACATATGTTAATTTTGGCATAATATTCCTCGTATATAAATATTATGATTATACAAAACAAAAGGGGATGTTTCCATCCCCTTGAGTATTTTGATTAATAAAATTAATTATTAAGCAACGGTTGGAACACTACCAACAGCATCAACTACTAAATGAGCAGAGATTAACCATTGTCCGTCAACACCACAGTACAAATCAGCTTCACTTCCGATGTTTACATCGTCAACGAAAGTTATAGCAGTTGAACTCAATGCTACTGCGACAACATCACCATCACCAGCAGCGTTACCAGCAACTGATGTGAAGATATTACCACCGATGGTATCAGAACCAGCACATGTTAAAACTCTATCATTACCAGCTTGTTCTACTTCCCAAAATAGTTTGATGTGTCTACCAGCTCTAGCAACAGGTAGAGTTATTACACGAGATGAGGTAACATTACCAGCAAAAATTAAGAAGTTAATATCTTCTTTTATTGTAAAAGCTTCATCGCCGGTTTCCCTTTGAACTCCACCATACAATAATTCAATTGCATTTTTACCTTGCTCAACGCCACGAATAGCAGCTTTTTCAATGTCACCGAGGTTCATTTTACCACCGTTAACATTAGTTACTTGTTTAATGTCATTTGCCATTTTGATTTTCTCCTTGATTTACCCAGCCGCGGGAAAATCAGTTATGGCCATAAGGCCTTGTTAAATTAATATCAGTTATAAATATACAAAAAAATGGGGAAACAAAAGTTTCCCCATTTTTATTGATTCAACTACGAGTTGTTTAAATTAAATCCAAAGATTTACACTTAATCAATCCATAGAACTCTGGACGAATCATCTTCTTAGCGTAACGAGTCATCACACCTTTTCTTGGAGTAAAATCACTTGGATCATAAACCAATGGAGTTGTAATTAACGGAACGTAAGGACTATATACAGCACCAGTTTCTAAGAAGTTACCACCACGGAATCCAACCAAGATTTGATTTTCAACCATGTAAGGGTTCTTATAGACTGTGTAACGTCCAGCAGCTTGTCCAACACGAGACACACCCATTGAGAAGTTTGCTTGAGCAGCATCACCATCACCAGGATTACTTACGTAGCCAGGTAGTGACTCAAGGATAGTAGCAATCTTTGGCGAACATACGACAAAGTTAGCACCACCACGGAGTGTTAATCTATGTATTTCATTAGACATTTTCTGTATCTTACCTACGAGAGTTTGATACCATTCATAACGTGTACCATAGAAAGTAGTTGTTACGAAACTGTTACTTCCAGCATCAAAATCCTCACCAGCTTTAGCAGACCAGAAATCCTCTGTTTGAGCATCTTGAATTAACATGTCAAGGATTTCCAAATCAATTTCCATTGAAATGTAGTCACTCAACATAGATGTTAACTCAGCTTCAGCATCTACAGAATGATAAGCGTTCAAGTCTTGAGCTAGTTCAGGTGACCAAACAGCTTTTAACTTACGTGTCTTAGCAACGATAGGTAGAGACCTAAGTTCTAAGTTCACTTCAGGAATATTCAACTGATTAGTTGTAGCGTCACCGATTCTATCTTCAAAGTCACCTCTGTTACCAGCGTCTGTTTGTTGTACGTAATCAACTGAGTAAGAACCAGTTGCATTAGCAACAGCAGAAGCAGATACAATCAATGTAAGTGTATTACCACTTATTGATCTAAACTGTGGAAACTCTTTAGCATCGCCAGTGGATGGAACAGTAATGTCCCAAGACCTTAGAGCTAATTCATCAGGACGGGTCAAACCAGAAAGACTACCTGTTACTTTAAAGAACTTATGACCAGTAGCCATAGCACCAGAAATCTCAGAATCGAAATCGATATCTTTGAAAGATGCCTGTGTACCAGCATAGTCATTACTAAAAGCAACATTTACGGTTGACTGACTAATTGAATATCCATAACGTCCAGCACCATAAAAACCAGTGTCGTCTCCGTAAGGAGCAGCAGCACCAGATGGTGAGTTAGGACCTTGTTTACCGATGATATCATCACCAGCAGTAAATTTACCAGCGGTTGTTCCATACTTGAAATCAAGATAGAAAACAAGACCGGATGGTAAGTTCATTGGTTGAACAGAAACTAATTCCTGCGCAACGATATTACCAAAAACTCTACGAACTAATGGAAGAGCAACACCTGACCATTCTTCGTCTCCAACACCACCACCGGCGTTAGGTGAAGTTTTAGAATTCTCAGAAATCAACTGACGAGCCTGGTTTTCTAACAATGTAGCCATACCAGATTTTTGCCATTCGTTTTCCATTCCTTCTAAAAGGCCAGATTTGTCCCATTTTGCCACAAGTTTTTGTGATTCTTCTTTTTGTCTCTTTAATGGTGAGGCATCGAGAAGTTTGTTATTTACATAATCACTCATTTTGTTTCTCCAAAAGGGTTAATCTTTTAAAATTCCAGCGAGTTTCTTAAAACGATTTGCTACATTATCCTCTTCAGAAATAATTTTCGTCTGTGGTTTTGTAGTATTCGTCTTACGACTTGCTGACTCTTTCACACTTCTCTTCTTATTGATTTCACCTCTGTCATTAAAGGATTCTGCTAAAGTAGAGTAAACCAATTTGATTTCACGAGTTGTTTGAGCTCTATCAAAGGTCTCAACAACTTTCATCTTTTGGTCATTACTTAAAACATACTCTTTAAATAATCGGTTAGTATAAAGAAGTTTAGCATTCAAGATGTTAACTTCATGAAGCTTTTCACGTAAGAACGTTACAGCTTCCTTGTATTCATTAAGCTCATTTTGCATAGCTTCAGCTGACTCTTTGATTTTTCCTTTACCAGGATCTTCTTCATCACCAGCACTTGCCATTTTGACGCCTGTACCTTTACCGATACCTGAGGATGTAGATTGTTCATCGGTTTTATCCTTATCTTCATCTTCTTCGTCTTCTTCAGTTACGACTTCTTCTTCAACTTCTTCTTTGTCAGCTTCAGTTAAATCTTCATCGGATTCTTCAGATTCAGCAATTTCGGTTTCGAGTTCTTTGATTACGGATTCTAAGTCAAGCTCTTCTTCCATATCATCTTCCTCTTCGTCTTCGTGTTCCTCTTCGGAAACGACAGGAGCGTACTTCACACCATCGATTTCAATGATTTCAGCTTCGTCAACTTCGTCATCGTCTTCACGAGGTTTTCTATCAGAATCCATTTCGTCCATCTCTTCGTCATCGTCTTCACGAGGTCTATCAGAATCATGCATACCTTCTTCTTTCTCTTCGTCATCTTCTTCACGAGGTCTATCAGAATCATGCATACCTTCTTCTTTCTCTTCGTCATCTTCTTCTCTGTCGTACATTCCTTCTTCAACTTCATCTTCGGATAATTTAGCAGAAAGCATTGATTTCAAATGTGGAGTGAATGCTTCTTCAAGAGCCATCTTTGCGTTTTCTAATGCGGTCTCACGGACAGCTTTAGCATCTGCAATAGCTTCTTTTAATAAATCAGACATAATTTGTCTCCATTATTTTATATATTGGAATAAAGTTATTGAGAACTTCAATAGGGTTTGTTTTTTTAGACACCGTATAGGTCACGGTGTATTGTAGTATATATAAATATAAAGAAAGTTTAAAAAGAATTGTTATTTGCTTTAATTCTTCTTAATCTTAATTTTTTCTTTTCTCGTCTTTCAACTGATGGTTTTGTGTAATGTTGTCTTTCTTTTAATTCTTTTAGTATTTCGGCATTCTTAACCCTTTTTTTGAATTGAGATATTGCCTTTTCTATGGACAACTTACCGACCACAACATAGGGTTGACAGTTATTATTATTTTTTCTTTTACGTTTTTTTCTCACAATATAACCTTTTTGTTAAATTAAAATCCTGTTAATGCTCCATTAGCAGCTGCAAAACCTGCTACCAAAAATCCAATTACCCAACCCAATCCAAACCATACGATTTCTTTTACGTGTGCTTTTAACCAATCCATTATATATCTCCCAATAAATCTTTTAATTTAGGCATCTTTTCCTCTGCCGTCATTAGTTTATTTTGTATTTGTTGTTTTATAAATTTATCTGCCAAGTGTTTTTCTTTTCCGTATTTAGCATGACTCCACTTTTTCTGTAGAGATGTTGGTAAATCTGTTTCACTCAAACCATTATTTACAAATGATGTTACCCTACGAGCATCCACACTCTTTACCTTTCGATACCGATATTCCTCTAATTTTTTCATCCACTTTACAACCTCTTTTACCGTTACTTTTCTACCTATAGATTCATTCATTTTCTTAAAATCCTTTTGTAATTGTTTATGTCTTTTAGGTGAACTAATGTTAACATCACTTATATCGTCATCGTTTGTTTCATTATCTTCAACATCAATCGTATCATCTGTTATTGGTTCTAAATCAACTAAATCGTAGCCAGTTGTTTTCTTGATAATCCTAGCCAAATCAGACCTATACTTAGCATACTTCTCCGATGGTAAGTATCCTGTATATCCCTTTGTGCCAGGTGAACCAGGTGTTCCTGTTGATTCATTAATCTTCTTCTTCAATTAACTGTGCCTCTGAAAGACACCCACGAGCAACTGCTGTATGAGCATCCTCAATCAAAACAATCTCCGATACAGGTATCGGAAACTCTGATTGGTCAAATTGTTCATTAAATACATCAAGGAATCCATTTACCAATGAAGTTCCCCCACCTATAACTATTGGTACAGGATCAGGAAAGTTTGGTACGTTATCAATTCCCTCAAATTGAACTCTAAGGTTCGTTAATAAATAGTTAACAAGAGCACCATAATAGGAACGAATTGCAATTAAAACGTTAGCTTCTTCAGTTCCTTCCTCATATATGTCGTTTATTGTACTCTTTTTTAAATCTAAATTCTTTGAACTTTCTTTTATGTTTGTTACCTTTGCTTTTGATACACCTGTATCCGTAGCAACACACTCATCAATCCAATCCCCACCACGACTCACACTAAAGGATAGAGCAGTCATTCCTTGATACATGACGGCTATGTTACACATACCCGCACCCATAGAGATTGCAACACCAGTTAACTGATTATCCACCAACCCCTCGTATCCAATGGCAACTGCTTCCTCAATTACCTTTACATTATATCCATATTGTTCAATGATGGTTTTCAACACATCTTCGTGATAACTGACTTCTCTTTTTTCATCAATTGGTTTTGACGGAACACAGTAAACACAAGTCTCGTTTTCACCAGCATCACCAAGTAGTTCACCAATGATGGCATTTAATACTGGCAAGGCATCCTTTTCACCTGGATTTAACAATCCACTTTTCATTGGTCGTTTTAATTCCGCTGTACTGAATATCTGAGCATAATTAAAAGCATGTTGACCAACGATGTGTACTTTCTTATTTTTTTCTACATATGGAATGCCTTGTCTTTTCAACATTCTTTTGACTTGAGTCACCTCCCCATCTACGGTTAAGAATGCATTTCGTTGTTTTTTAATTTTATCTTCGGTGGCAGTAATATAAAATGATGTACCACAATCCAATCCTTTAGCCATTATAACTTCCTCATTTGTTTTAATTTATCTTTTTGAGTCTTTACCTTTCCTTTGATAACCTCATCGGTTTTTAAATTTGTAACTTTTGGTTTTTCCATTATGATTTTTTTACTCATAGCAACATCCACGTGTTCTACTTTCTTTTTTGGTAAATCAACTTCAACAGCAGTTGGTTGACCAGTTTGTATAATCTTTTTTGGATTCTTACCATAAAACTTATTCAACAATATGTATGAGATTATTCCTATTTGCCACAACAAAAGAGAACAAAATATAAACTCGTTAACCAGCTCCATTTTGTTTTTTTATTGCCTTAGAAATGGCCTGTCTCTTCTTGTGAATATACTCATCACTATCATCAGTATCCCCATCATTGTCGATATCTTTATCTTTTCTATCTTCATAATCATCATCTGGTTCAACTTTCTTAGGATCAACTGGATCTAAAGCTTCATCTATTTCGTAGTAGCGATTCAAGATATTACCCATGTCCTCATACAGAGCAGATAGTCTTTGGTTGGTAGCATTTGCCTCTACAGCAGTTTTCTTAAACTGACCTGTCAATCCTTTTAATTCTTTCATGTTTCTTTTTATAGATACGGAGTCAAACCAATCATCATTCTCACCTAATATATGATGTTGAGCATCTTCAGCCATTCTAGCTAATTGTTTAGCAGCTTCCATAATGTTATTGTTAACACGAAGTTGTTCACCTATTCTGGCGTAATTACGTATTGCTTCAGTAACCTCGTATCTATTTACTTGAGGTTTTTCTTGTTCTAAAGCAAATTCTTTAATCAAGTTTGCTAATTTAATGTCCATTTTTTACTCCT